ATCGACATAAGCAACAACCCGCCGCAACCAATATTCGGCACGCCGCCGCATCCGTCGCTGTTGCCACCGCCACCGAAACCGCCTGTGCGCGGCTTCGGACAGCAGGAGGATTTGGGCGTCAACTGGCGAATCAAATTTGCTGACGCTGACGGTCTGCCGCTCAACATGTTGTCGTTCGACGTGATCGACTTCGGCGCAATCGCTTACAAGGAAATTTTTCAAAACGTCAAAACGATTCTGGCAACGCCGTTGTTCAGCGCCGCGCTGGAACGATTGCTCGGCGTCGATCAAACGATTGTCGACCTGCCGATTGATCAGGCTGCGCAGGCCACGATTGCAATTCTGGACGCCTTGTATTTTTGGGAGCCTCGCGTCGAGGTCATCGACGTCAAGTTTACGGCCGACGTCATCAACGGGCACCTGATTTGCAATCTGCAGCTGAACATTCGCAACGTCATTTTTGGCACCGAAACGCAATACGACCGCAACAACGTTTTCGGTGTGCCCGATGGGCCGGGCCGCGAAATGCCAGCGCCGCCAACACCGCCAACACCGGGCGACGGCACCGACACACCCGGGCCACCGGGGCCACCGGGGCCGACAGGGCCACCGGGGCCAGCAGGATCGACAGGCGCAAAGGGCAGCCGTGGGAGCCTATGGTTTACCGGGCCGAACGATCCGTCATTCGACATTACAGGGATGCAGGCTAACGACATGTTTTTGAACACGACCACAGCCGCGATTTTTCAATACGACGGCACAACATGGAGGAAAATTTTCGATGGCTTGGCAACCTAAAGGCAACATCAAAGGGCCGCCCGGCACGCAAGGGCCAGCAGGGCCGCAAGGATCAGCGGGGCCGCAAGGCACGCAAGGAATACAAGGGCCGACCGGGCCACCGGGCGCGCAAGGGCCGCAAGGGCCGACCGGATCAACCGGGGCGCAGGGAACACGCGGCAGCGTCTGGACAGTCGGCACGACCGCGCCAGCTGCACCAGCGCCGCAGGATCAGCCCGGCGACATGTATTTGAATTCGACAACGGGCGATATTTTTCAATTCGCTGCAGGCGGCAAAGGCTGGCAAAAAGTCATGGGCGACGAGGAGGAGGCCTAACAAATGGCGTGGCAACCTAAAGGAAACATTCGCGGGCCGAAGGGCGACACCGGACAGCCCGGCGCAACCGGAGCCACCGGGCCACAGGGCGCGACCGGGCCGCAGGGAACCAAAGGCGACAAAGGCGATCAGGGTTCGGCAGGCTCGCAAGGGCCGCAAGGGCCGATTGGCCTAACGGGTCCGCAGGGCGCGCAAGGTGTGCAGGGCACGCCCGGTGCGACCGGATCACAAGGGCCAGCGGGCGCAGCTGGCGAAGTCTGGTGGAGCGGCCTCGGCGGGCCAGCGCCGACGACAGGAAATGTCGGCGATTGGTATATCGACACGACAACCGGAAATTTTTACGAAAAAACCGGAGCGTCGACATGGACACAGCGCGGCAATTTGAAAGGGCCAGCAGGGCCGCAAGGCGCACAGGGCGTGCAGGGAATACAAGGGCCGCAAGGGCCAGCCGGAACGTTCCCGACCTATGCCAGCGTGCAAACCGCGTGCGATTTATCCGCGTCAGTCGTCGGCTCAAACTCGCGGCATTGCGGCTGGGGCGTGACCGGAAAAATCACGCCGACAACCAGCGGCAAAGTTTTGGTTCGCATCGTGATGGGAAGTTTTTCCACCGCGCCGGGCGGCGCGAGTTACTTTTCGCTCGGCGCTGGCAAATACGGCACAGGCACAGCGCCAGCGATCAACGCAATTCCCGTAGGAACCGCGTTCGGCAATACAGTCCAGTCGCCCGTTCAAGACGGCGGCAAGGTCACAGCCTGCGAAATTACGCAGCTGTTGCAGCTGAACGTCGGCACGACCTATTGGTTCGACGCGATCCTGCAAAGCAGCAACATTGCGGCAACCGCGAATGTCAGCTTCGCGCAAATCCAAGCAATCGAACTGCCATGAGAGAGGAACCGTGGAAAACGTTTTTGAATTGGGGCGCGGTCGTCATGTTTTTCGCAATGCCGCTGATCGTCCTGTGCATTCAGCTGGCGGCGCTCACGTTTCCGAATTGGCTGTCGCAGGAGCTGCCGCAGACCGAATTCAAATATCTGTATGAATTTCAACGGGCGCTGGCGATCCTCGTTTTCGGGCTTGCAGGCCTGCGAACATGGGAGCATGTCAGCAATGGAAAAAACGGAAGCAACAAAAAGGAGCAAACATGAATATCGTAATATCATCAGGGCACGGAAAAATTGTCAGAGGCGCGAGCGGTTATCTCGATGAAGTCAATGAAGCCCGGCGCGTGGTCGACAACGTCGCGTCGATCATGAAACGCCACGGCTTCGGCGCGGTTGTGTTTCACGACGACACAAGCACGACGCAAAACGAAAACCTGAATCGGATCGTCGATTTCCACAACAGCAAGCAGCGCGATCTCGACGTTTCGGTTCACTTCAACGCCTACGAAACCACAGGCACGCCAATGGGCTGCGAATGTTTATTCGTCACGCAGGAGGCGCTCGCAAAAAAAGTGGCCGACGCAATCTGCAAAGCAAGCGGCCTGAAAAATCGCGGGCCGAAAAAACGCACCGACCTGTTTTTCCTGAACAACACCGACGAGGCGGCAATCCTGATCGAGGTTTGTTTTGTCGACTCGAGCGCCGACGCAGGAATTTACAATTCGCACTTTGACCCGATCTGCGAGGCAATCGTGCAGGCGGTCACGGGCCAGGTATCAGGAACGCCACCGCAGCCGGAGCCAGCGCCACCGGGAGAGGGCGACGTAGCGATTCCCGTTCTCACGATCACGGTCGATCCGCCGAATTCCGTTAAAATCATCGTCAAGTAAACCAGCCTAACGAGAGGAACATCATGCCAGCGAAAGCAATCACCGACCCGCCGCCGATATTCGGCACGCCGCCGTCAGTCATCGCGGACGCAAATCCGAGCGCACCGAATTACGGGTTGCCGTGGGTGCCCGACATTGATTTCGCTGTGAAAGATCCGGCTGTCATCGTGAACGAGGTCATCCTCGATTATCAGGCCGCGTTTTTAACGCTGACAGGCATCGCCAAAACGCTCGCGCCGGGCGATCCGGTGCGCCTGTTCCTGCTCGTTGTCTGCCATTGGCTGTCGCACCAGCGCACGCTGATCGATTTCACTGGCAAACAAAACCTGTTGAAATACGCGGCGGGCGATTATCTCGACCAGCTTGCGGCATTGCACGGTCAACGCACGACGCGATTGGTGGCCGCGCCAGCCCTAACGACTCTGCGATTCACAATCGCGGCGACGCTGGCATTCAGCGCCACGATTCCGAAAGGCACGCTGTGCCAAGCTGCGAACAGCGTGGTTTTTCAAACGCTCGTTGACGGTGTAATTCCAGTCGGGCAAACGACCGTCGACGTGCCAGCGGCCGCAACGACGCCGGGCATAATCGGCAACGGCTTCGCGCCCGGTCAGGTGCAGGGCGTAATCAACTGGAATCAGCCGTATGCAATTTCCGTCACCAACACCGTTGTGACCGCAGGCGGCAGCGACGCGGAGAATGACGAGCAATATCGTTACCGGGTGTGGCTCGCGATTGAATCGTATTCAACCTGCGGGCCGCACGACGCCTATGAATTTTGGGCGTTGTCGGCGCATCCCGACATTATCCAAGCCGTCATTTATTCGGCACCGGATATCGCAGGCGAGGTTTGGATTTATCCGTTGTTGCGCGGCGGCCAGCTGCCAACGCAACCGATCCTCGACGTTGTCTATGCGATCTGCAGCGCTCGCACGCGGCGGCCGCTGACCGATTACGTCAGCGTGTTCGCGCCGACCGTGTTTACGTATCGGCTGAACATGGATTACTGGGTTCTCGAGGATAACGAGGTTTTGCTGGATCAGATTCAGGCCAACGTGCAGCAGGCCGTGGCCGATTGGATTCTGTGGCAACGGTCGTATGTCTCGCGTGACATCAACTGCGACGAATTGAAAAAGCGATGCCTGCAGGCGGGCGCAAAACGGATCGTCGTTCATTCGCCGACGCCAGAATTTCAGGTCATGGCCTACAATCAGCTCGCGTGCCACGACGAGACACCCGCGAACGCGCCGATTGTCAATTTCGTCGACGTAGAGGACGCATGACCGCGCTCGATCTCATTATCAACCGTCACCCGCGACCGTGGCGACAAACCGCCACAGGCGAAACGCACTTTGTTGTTTTTGCCTGTCCATGCGAGGTCGTTTCAATTTCCGAAAACGGAACGTGGAGCGGCAAAGCATCGCAATTCATTCGGGAATTTGAGGAGGCTAACGAGTGAGCAGCAAATTACGCGACGCAAAATTGCTCGAGCTGGCCACGTCCTCGATTGGCTACGACAAGCAGGTGCAGGCCGCGTGCCCGGCGTTCGATTATCAGATGTATCAAATCATCGACGAAACCGGGCAGGTCATCATGATTCCGAACATCATGGGCCTAACGGATTCGACGCTGGTCGACATTTTAGCGTGGCAATTTCACGTCGATTTTTACGACCGCACCCGCGACTTGGAATTTCGCAAACGGCTGGTGCAGCTGTCGATCATCT